CATGTTACCAATAGTTTCAGCAAAGTTAATCACTTTGGGACCATAAGTAACTATTGCGTCACAGACGGTCTTCGCCACTCCAAAAATAGCATCTAAATGCAAAGGGTTCTCATGAAATTGAGTTACAGCTTTGGTGGCGCTGAGTGCTTCGGTATAGGTTTTCGGATCGGTTTTTGGGAAACCAGTAGGGAACCACATATCATCAGTTACAAATTCAACCGAATGATTGATAGTCCAAAAACCTGATTGTGTGGAAGTATTACCAATACTAACATAACATACCAAGAATGAATGAGAGGGAACGATCTCATAAGCGTATTTAGAGAGTAAACCGTTCGCGCTTATGTCGTTGAAATCAGTTAAATTGAAATCTTCAAGGCTGTTGGGTCTAAGAAATCCATATTCACCTTTAGCAGCAGGCAATTTTTGCGAATGATTTGCAGCAACGTCTGAAATGCTTGAGAAGGATGTATAATCAAGCCAGTTTTTCTCAGGAGGCACTTGTGCCATAATGATGTTACCGGCTCTATTGAGCTCATTGGTTGTATTACTGTACATCATGCTCACGCCCAAAAGTCTAATACCTTCTACTACAGTTGCTTTAGTCTCGAGGTTTTTCAGTGCTAAATGAGCATAAACCGCCGTACTATAACTATTGTCATAGTTATTTGCACGAAAGTTTGATCAAAAGAAGAACTACTTAAAGACATTGAATAACCAATGAGACGATAGCCTGAATCTTGAAAAGTTATCGCTAACGTTCCATTGCCTTGAGCAGTCCATCTCTGCTCTTCCACTTTGCCTTGACCGACAAGCTTGAACATTGTTACATCCATAGAATTTCCAACGTCAAGACCAGAAATGGCAATGTTAACAGTGTCCCCAGTGGTGCCGTTTGCATTTGCAAAGAACCAACCGTTTTCGCCTTTCAATTCTCCTGATCCCAATAAAGTGCCATGCGGATTCCAAGAGTTTGTTGAATCTGATTGAAAATAAGCAATCACTGGGAAGGTCATGACATTGGCCGCTAAATTATTTGGCTTGAAAATATTAATTGGTGCAGTATTTGTGTCAGGGTCATTCACGAAGAATGCATCGTACTTTGCAGTATCATTGCCTGAGTTGGCATCATAAAGGACAGCTGCTCGCACAGGATCTCTAAAAGCTGCACCAAACATTTGATCGGCAGGTAAGGCTAGCTGCAGTAGTGGTAGTCAAAG